CTTAAAATCCTTAAAACTGAAAGGTTACTAAATGGCTCTACAGTACACAAATAAACATGACGTATCTCTCGCATTAGCAGTATTCCTAATGATGGATTCTTACGATCACGACGATAGACCTAATTCGGTAAGTGCTACTGGATTGCTTCGTCCTCTCCGTCAGCTAGTTCTATCCCAACAAAATAAAGAACTACTTAAGACAGTAGATATTTCAGATCTAGTAGCCTCTAGAATGGGTACAGCTATCCATGATAGTTGTGAAGCAGCATGGACAGACCTTGCTAATGTTGCTCAAGCACTCAAAGTACTAGGGGCATCTGAAGCAGCTGTAGATAGTATTGTGATTAATCCTACATCTCTGAAGCCTGGGCAAATCCCAGTCTATGTAGAACAGAGAGCTGAGAAAAAGATACTCGATTTCTACGTCACTGGTAAATATGATCTAGTTCTAGACGGAACACTTAATGATTATAAATCTACCAGTGTCTGGACTTATATCTATGACAGCAACGCTGATAGTTACACTAAGCAAGGCAGTATTTATAAATGGTTAAATCCAGAAAAGATCACTAGTGATTATATTAATATTAATTATATATTCACAGATTGGTCAGCTTCTAAAGCTAGGCAAGATCCTAAACAGTATCCACAGCAACGGGTACTTACAAAGAAGTATCCTCTCTGGGGTAATGATGCAACGGAACAATGGATCATGAATAAGTTAGAAGCTTATCAAGCTCTAGCTGATTCTCCACAAGAAGTGCTACCAGAATGTACTGATGAAGAGCTCTGGGCTTCTAGGACTGTACATAAATACTATAAGAATCCTAATGCCTTAACTAGATCTACTAAAAACTTCGACACTATGGATGAAGCACTAATTCGCAAAGCTAATGATGGTGATGTTGGTACGATTGTAACTGTACCCGGCGAAGTGAAAGCATGCAGGTACTGCCCAGTTGTAGCTATCTGTAACCAAGCAGAGACTATGCTAGCAGATGGAAGACTAAATCTATGAGTGACAACTTTATATTAGTTGGTGCACTCAAAAGATATGTAAACATTCCATTCAAGAAAGCACAACTAACTCGCCTATCTACAGATGAGTTAATTTGGCTTGCACAAACCTATAAACCACGTGGGTTAAAGTCGCTCATAATAGAACATCTGACTAAATAATAATTAGATAGTAGAGGTTGGCTTACACCGCAAGGCAAGCAAGAGAACTTCCAAAGCTCTGAACACGACCTCTATTATCTTTATTTACTTTGGGAGAAAACTATGTCCGCACAGCAACTAAAAGCAAAAGCAGAAAGAATATTAAAAGAACTAAGTAAATCTACAAGAGCCCCGCAACATGCAGCTCATCAAATGAATTTAGGTAGTCTAATTAAAGCACTCTCTAGAGAAAGGACAGGACTATACGTAGTTACGAGTAACGGAGATTCTCCTGGTATGCCGCATATGTATCACGGCTACTATTCAGATATGGCATTCGAACCTTCTACTGAATTAATTACTGTCGTTGAATTTATACAGGTATGTGATGACGCTATGGCTATGCCATTCATGGGAGCTGAAGGTGAAGAGCAATTTATTAAACCAAATACTCCTGTATGGATTTCCAACATAGGTACCTATAGCGGAGATGCCATTATAGATCTCGTACCCTTGGACGGTGCTATCTCATTAACTATTAAAAATATGGACTAATATGAAATTATACCATCCGTTCTCGGAACAGATTGTCGATATTCTAGTTAAGAAAGTTAACAATGATAATCGGCATTTCTTTCGTATTCTAGTGGGATATTACTTATCTAAAGTAGCCTCTATGATGCGATGCAATATACAGACTAATGACAGAGATGTAGTCCCTGTTAATACATATGTAATTAACTTGATGGTATCAGGCACAGGTAAAGGGCACTCTACTAATATTATGGAGAGGGAGTTCGTAGCCTTCTTTAAGAAGGAATTCCTGAATACTGTATTCCCTCGTAAAGCTGAGGAGAATATTGAAAACCTAGCTCAAGAGAAAGCCACTTCAAGATGTTCGACTGGCCAATCATTACTCTCATTTCCTGAAGAAGTAGTTATCCAGAAAGATAAATTCAACCAGCAATTTGCTCGCCTAGGAGAACTAGCTTTTAGCTTCGATAGTGGGACTTCACCGGCTGTTAAACAGATGCGTGAAAAGTTACTACTAGCCTCAGCAGGTTCTATGAATTTAGAACTAGATGAGATTGGATCTAATATGGCAGCGAATGTAGATGTACTAAATACATTCCTTGAGTTATACGACGTTGGCTTAGTTAAGCAAAAGCTTATTAAGAATACGGCGGAGAATATTAGATCTGAAGAGCTGACTGGCGCTACTCCTACTAATCTTATGATGTTTGGTACACCTACTAAGTTATTAGATGGTGGAAAAACTGAGGAAGAGTTTAAGACCTTTCTAGAAACTGGTTATGCTCGTAGATTACTATTTGGATATACGATAGATAACCATAGGACTAAAGGCGCTACTGCTAAAGAACGCTATGCACAGATGGTGGATACCGGTCTAACTACAGAAATACATAATATTCAGCAGGTATTTGCTAGCTTTGCTACTAGACCTTTCAATCCTATTCTACAGATGTCCAGAGAGAACTCCATCTATTTGATTGAGTATCAGATCCGCTGTGAAGAGGCAGCTGATGAGTTTAAAGATCATATGGCTGTTCATAAAGCTGAGATGATGCATCGTTACTATAAGGCTCTCAAGCTGGCTGGAGCGTATGCATTTGCAGACAACTCGATGGAGATCACTCAGTTACATCTAGACTATGCTATTAGCGTAGTTGAAGATTCTGGAGAAGCCTTTCATACCCTTATGCGTAAGCAGGGCCCGTATGAACGGTTAGCTCACTATCTTGCGGACTGTGATAAAGAGGTTACTCAGCATGAACTGCTTGAAGAACTACCCTTCTACAAAGGCTCAGAGGCACAGCGTAAGGAACTAATGACTCTGGCTATGTCCTTTGGTTACAAACACAATATTATTATTAGAAAACGCATGATGGATGATATTGAGTTTTTCACAGGAGAGACTCTTATAGAGACTGATCTAAATAAATTGACCGTCGGTGTTAGTACAGATATAGCATATCATTATCAAACCGAACATCCTCCATTTGATCAACTCCATAAACTCACTACTGCCGAAGGGTATCATTATACTGCGCACGGTTTTGTTAATGGACACCGTAAGTCTGATAATGTTATCACTGGTTTCGATCTACTTGTCTTAGATTGTGATGGTGATATTAGTATAGCTACAGCTAAAGTATTGCTGGAAGATTATACGTTTATGATCTCCACTACTAAACGGCATACTGATCAGTTAAATAGATTCAGGCTAATCCTACCGATTTCCCATAAGCTTAAATTGACTCCACAGGAATATTCTAAATTCATGACTAATGTATTTGAATGGCTTCCATTTCCTGTAGACGAAGCGGCTAAGGATATAGCTAGGAAGTGGGCAGCTCATCCAGGGCACTATGAATATAATACTGGAAGTATTATTGATGCCACTATGTTTATTCCAGAAACTAAAAGATCTGATGACACTAAGGCTCAGCTAACAGCTACTGGCGTGGGTAATATCGAGCGTTGGTTTAGAAATCACACGTCGAAAGGAAATAGAGCTACACACCTTTACAGGTATGGAATGGTATTAGTTGATGCTGGTTTACCATTAGGAGAAATCATAGAAAAGATGGAAGCATTCAATAATTCATTAGATGTGCCACTGCCTGAAGATCAATTCAGAAAGAGCACTATTACATCAATAAGTAAGGAAGTACAAAAACGAGGAAACTAATATGTCTGTAACTAAGATAGATAAAGTAATAAAAGCACAAGGGAAACGTTATTTATATTCACTAATGGAAAAGCATTTAGTTACGCGTCCAGATGGTACTGTTACGTATATTCCCGGTGATTGTAATGATAATAAGATTTTACATATGGCTGTAGCTGAACATCCTGCTGCAAAAATTACGTTATCCATGGTAACAGGTCTTCGTGCTAGAGCATGGGGGAAACTTTACTGTGAACCTGTTAAGACTGACGCAGAAAGAATTGCTGAATTAGAAGCACTAGTAGATAAACTTATTACAAGAGAAGAAGACACACTTGTAAAAGCATTTAAGTCTACTACTCAAACACCTGTACCAATCAAGCCAGAAATTAAGAAGCGCTGTGATCTCTCACTGCCTGATATGAAGGGCCTGTTTGGATAGTACTACTTGACCTTTGACCTCCATTTTATGGACTGGCAAGTACCCAAAAGGGTGACAGCCGGGAATAGACCGGCAACCTAATTACTAAGGAGTTGTAATGGACATGATAAATCTAAATGATAATCAAAGCTACATTGACCAGCTATTCGAAAACCTCCCTGCTCTATGTTCATTAGATAGAGAGGAAATGATAACTATCGCGTTAATGTTTGCAGTTAGACCAGAGAATCTGGATACATTAATAGAACATTATAAAGAGGAAGATCTGCAATGACAGTACAAGTTAATGATCATCTAATATTAGTATCCGGTAAAAGCGCTACTGGGAAAAGTGCTAGCTTGATGGCTATGGATAAGCCAGAAGGGATTATGTATTTAAATTGTGAGAATGGTAAAAAGTTACCATTCAAGAATACATTTAAATGTCTCACTATCACAGATCCTACTATGGTCTATCAGGCGTTCACTGAGTCAGAGAAAATGCCAGAAGTGCACACTATCGTCCTAGATACTTTAACGTATCTTATGGACTTGTATGAGAGTACTAAAGTACTGAATTCTGCAGACACCATGAAAGCATGGAGCCATTACGCTCAATATATGAAAGTACTTATGTCTCAAGTGGTAGCTAAATCTACCAAAAACGTAGTCTTCCTAGCCCATACCTCAGATATCATGAATGAAACTGAATTGATATCCGAGACCATGGTTAAGGTTAAGGGCTCTTTGATGAATCAAGGTATTGAAAGCTTTTTCACTACTGTGATCTCAACAAAGAAAGTCGCTTTATCTAAGTTAACAGATAAAATTGCTAAGTCTCCTCTGTTTACTATTACTCCAGAAGAAGAAGCTATGGGGTTTAAATACGTATTTCAGACTCGACTTACTAAAGAGACTGTTAATGAAAGAATCCGCAGCCCTATTGGTATGTGGGCTATGGAAGAAACCTTTATTGATAATAACCTTCAGAACGTATTGGACCGCTTACACAAGTTCTATATTTGATGTTAGAATACCGTGGTGGTACCGCAGTATTAGAGCCACGGTAAACTTATCTGCTGCAGGGTAGGACTGCTATCGCCTTACTTATGGGGCACTACCTCCTTATAGCAGGGCCTAACTTAACTGAAGTGTTATAAAATCACTAGTCCTCCCTTTCCTTTGAGAGGGAGGCATTTTATTCTTTGGAGCTGAGGTAGTCGTGTCTTAACTCTGAGTCTTAGGATTATGATCTCCCTCTGCCCTTTACTCCATTACTATCTTAGTACCAAAGAATCCAAACTTAACTAAAGGAGCTTTATGCGTAAAGCACATAAGTGGGAAGGCCGTATGATTGGAGAAGCTAAACGATGGGCTTCCTATTCTAAAGACCCATCTACTAAAGTTGGTGCAGTGATCTATCATCCTGTTAGAAACTCCATAGTTACAACTGGCTACAATGGATTTCCTAGAGGTACCGTAGATGACCCTGAGCTGTACGCAGATAAATCTCGTAAATATCCTAGAGTTGTACATGCAGAAGCTAACGCTATTGTAGATGCAGCTTACCAAGGCAAAAGTACAGGCGGTATGTACTTAGCCATTACTCACCCACCTTGCGCTGACTGTGCTGGCATTATCATTCAAGCGGGTATCAGACATATTGTGTTTGAACACTCTGATGATGATATGGCTAGGCATAATGCAGATGAAGCATTAGAACTATTCAATGAAGCCAAGGTACAAATAATAGGAGTCACTTTTAAATGAAAGAGGCCAAAACTATACTGTCAGAAAACTTAGTATTTGCTGCTACAGAATTAGGCTTATGTTTATCACATGAGTTAGTAGCAGAATCTCTAAAAATGAAACCAGGAATGTCTTTAAAAGAATTCGCAAAAGTACTAGATGAATACACAGCAAGAGCTAAGGCTGCTTGCGCAACTATTGAAGTGTACCCTACTAGTACGCCGTCTAGCTAATAGACACGAATCAGCAATATCGCTATTTTATAAATTAACAACATGAGGATCTAATTATGAGTGAATGGGAATTACCCGCTAATGTACAAACAACTACTATCGAACGTGTCGGTGGTGGTTACGCTTGGGAGTCGGGTGTATACGACGCTGTTGTAAAGATGGTGTATATGAACCAATCCGCATCTGAAGCGGTAAGCTTCAATGTAATCTTGGAAAACTCTGCAGGTAAAGAATTAAAAGAGTCTTTCTGGATTAAATCTGGTAAAGCCAAAGGCAATAAAACCTACTATACAAAAGATAAAAAGGACTATCCACTTCCTGGATATTCAGTCGCTAATTCTTTGTGTGTAGCTGCTACCGGTGACAGCTTAGCTAAATGTATGGCTACAGCTGAAAAGAAAACTATCAACATTTACAATCCAGAGCAGAAGAAAGAAGCTCCTACGGAACGTCCAGTGTTGATGGGTCTACAAGGTAAGCCTGTTAAAGTAGCTGTTCATCAAGTTACTGAAGACAAGACTGCTAAGAATGCAACGACTGGGACTTATGAACCTACAGGCGCATCTAGAACTATTAATGAATGTAAGTTCTTCGGCAACATGGCAGGACAAACTGCTGAAGAAATTCTTTCAGGTACAGATGGTGTTATGTTTGATAAATGGGCCGAGAAGAATACCGGCAATGTTATTGACAAAACTACCAAGACTGTTGGTGGCGCTTCTGCGGCTGCCATTATGGGGGGGTCTCCTGATCCTAAATCTGCAGGCTCACTATTTGGTGGGTAGTGCGAGTATGCGGAATTGATCCAGGGACCAGTGGAGCTATGTGTGTGTTGGATTCAAAAGATCCAACATACACTGCTCTCTTGGATTTAAAGAAAAATAGTATATATGAAGCTACTAAGTGGCTACATAATCAACAAGTAGATACTGCATGGTTAGAGAATGTTCATTCTTTATTTGGAATGTCAGCTAAATCTAATTTTGGATTTGGTAGGAATTTTGGCATAGCATTTGCAATAGCCAAAGTGGGAACTTCCGATGGCTCTATCCAGCAAGTCACTCCTAAAATATGGCAAAAATATGTAGGCGTTACTGTTAAAGGTAAAGCTATTAAACAAGAAGTAGCTAATATAGCTCAGACTATCTACCCCTCTGTTGTGATCCATGGACCGCAAGGAGGATTACTAGATGGAAGATCTGATGCTTTAATGATAGCCCATTATGGACTTAACCATTAGGAATAATTATGAAAATTGAAATAGATATCGATATAGAAGCTATTGTCCGTGAGGAAATCCGTAGCTACATCAAAGATAATTTAGTTATTAATAATGTATCAAGTAATCCTTCTACAGTAGCAGATACGGTTACCGTAACTCTTAACGAAGAAACCCCTACACCAATTACTACTAGATCCCGGCCTAAATCAAGACCTAGAGGACCTCGTGTTAACTGGGAATTTTCTCAGAAGCCAGGACGTAGACGTACTACAGCTGAGATTGCTATGCATAAAGTAGAACGTGATCTAGGACGTACACTTACTCCAGAAGAGAAAGGACACGTCAGAGCTAATACAGAAATTGCCGAGTCGGCAGAAACTCAAGCTAAAGAGGATACCTTAAAGAAAGCTAAGTTTGATAAGTTAGCTCAAGCAGGAATGGCCGCAGCCTCTAAAGAATTAGCTGAGGAAGCTAAAATATCTGAAGCGCCTAGTCAGGGCATTAAGGAAAATATAGAACCTCGTGGAGAGGAGCTGGCTGCGCCCACTTCTACTCTGTTTGGTAAAGCACCAGTAGAACCCTGTGTCGAGTCAGAGTCTGCTGGCCAACCAGAGAATACCACAGAAGAGGCTACGATACCAAAAGCTGACGACTTAAAA